CACGACAGTAAGAGACCGATAGTTTCCGTGAGGAAAATACCGGTGGACGCTGACCAATCTACTAATTGGTTTAGTGAAACGAGAATCTTATAGGGTTCCGTCAAGCTTTTCATAAAGACAGGACGTACCGGCTGGCCTTTGAACCAGTCGGAACCACAAGACTCCCGAAACGGGCCTTCGATAAAGGTCTTTGCGGGGTTCGGGGTGAACCCAAACAGCTTCAGGTACCTGAGGACAGCACGTGATATCGATGAAGATACCACGATGTCGTCTCCAAACACTGAGGCTACTGGGCAATCCCTCCGTCCATAAACTCTACGGACGGCCTCGCATATTGCCGCAAATATGGTCGTTTCCAAGGGGAAGGTAAAACCGTTCCCCATGGTCGACACCATATGAAGCTGGACATCCACACCGCCAATCTCCGTGGAGGGACTACGAAGCTCCAACAGAAGGTCATGAAACCATTCTGGTAATAGGAGCCTGCATAGTCCCAGGGAGACAGAATCGGATGCGGAAGTGAGATCAATCGTAGCATAACTGCCATCGATCGATCCTATCCTAGCCAGCCGTCGGTTTACCCACTGTTGGGTAGCCAGTCGAATGCCGAAGCAGTCTTCCAGCCTCTCTTCAAGGAGGGAACCAAGACCTAGCTGAAACCACATATTTAGTGTGGGCTCAGACGAGATCATCCGGCTTACGGACACCGTTTTTGGTACGAAGTAAGCTTTTGACCCTTTAGCAAGCTCAACCCTAGATCCCCCAGAATAGCTGTCATGGACAGCATGCTTCCAGGTGGGGCGGGCGTGGACACTTGCCATGTACTCGTCGTAGAGCCGTTGACTTGACACTGTGACTTGAGGCCCGAACAACTTACCGATCAAGGTAGTATGTCCGTTACTGTTTGCCACACCGGGACCTAGGCGACCTCTGACGAAGAGATCACTGTATCCTTCTACGAGAAGCTGGCCACCAGGGTGAAGAAACTGATCGAGGATCTTTTGGATTTCTCCTAGGACCACACGATCAACTTCCCACTCCGGGACCCATTCCCAGGACCTACACTTAGCGTTAGCCAAGTGGAAGGCGTATTCCGCGCAAAAGTCGGCATCGGGCCCCTTCTCTTCAAGTTTCCTTGTCAAGTTAGACCGCAACGCTTCCCCGGCGAAAGCCTGGTACTCGTTGTACACTTCCCTAGCCAAATCAACAGCAAGGGCGTTTTCGATATCACCAGCGCGATTGCGCATAGGACTCTCCAACAGAACGTTAAAGGCCTTGGAAGCCACCCAAACTAACGAGGGATAGAACCCTCGATTCGCTCAGGTAACTCCGTCTGGCAGATACCTAGCTTCGTTGCCTGCTCGCGGATCTCGCTCCCAGTAGGGATGCCGAGGGCGTAGCCAACCAAGAGGAAGCTAAGCTTGATGGCGATGGAGCGCATAGGGTTGCCCCTATTACTTCACGCCCGTCACGGTAGTATCGCCAATCGACGCAGAGATCTGCGCGATGGCGCCGTGAGCGAGGGACTCCATTGCACGGATGTTCGGAGCATCGGCAATATCGGCACCAGCCGGTATACCATACTCCACACGAACATACGCAACGCGCGACGCCTGACCAGCCAGAGGGGTTACCCCTTTCCGGACCAGGATCGTGTACACGTTCATCGGGACGTTCCGCAGAACGCCCGTCACGGGATCTACCACCGGCAGCTGACGGAGAACCGTCGGCCGGGACAGAGTAATCGTGAACGGACGCGAAGGGGACGACGAGGTGTCGACGCCAGCCTGTGTCCCGCCAATGGCGGAAACAGCATACTGGTTGCCGGCACTATTCGGAGCCGAATCAACGGCAAGCGTGTAAGTCGGGGTTGTGAACCCCGTCTGAGCGCCGCCCGTGACCGGGGATGTGAGCGAGAGAGCCATTTTTGTATAGTACCTTTATGTAGGGAGGTTAAATACCCGTTCGACCTGCGAGTTGAGAAACAGTCACCGCGGCAAGATTGATCCATTGATTAGCACGGCTTGGAACCCTCATCTGAAATGAGGGAACCATGCTAGTCTCTGAAGTCACCTTATCACGAGAGACGGTCTTTCTTTCGAAGATCACGTTTCCGCCTGCAGCAGCAAAGTTTGAGGACATTCGGTTAGTCAAAGCACCAGCAGGGACCAAACCCGGGCGACCATTATGGCTAAAAGCCTTGGTCTGACGGGTAATGATGGTATACTGGGCCCAAGCTAACTGAGAACGCCTCCAACAGATGCCGTCGACTATATCACCAATATTGGTAAAATAATCGATCATCCAGGACCAAGGCATGACGTTATAAAGAGTAGGTACCCAATCTTCAGGCGCGAGCCTGAGTTGATGGATAGTACTGATCTTTCCGTCCGCGTTGGCACCTGACCGATATGCCCCCTTCCACTTATAGCTGACTGAGCCTTTCTGGACCCAGTTAAGGCTATAAACCATGGAAGCGGGAAGCAGCCCCGGAACATAAGTTCCAGAGGTTGGGTCATACTCCTCCGTAGCACTCGCTGATACGGGGTATATGGCCTGCCTGACTCTACCAGCGTCAGCAATTACGCTAGCGATGGTATTAACCGTCGGTTTAACACCGAAGTTATATTCGAGCCAGGTATCGGTAATCGCCCTCAAAGAGTCGGAAGGTCTATGTCGATACCGCGACTTTGATCGCAAGATCAAGTCGTGCGTCTTCAAGAT